CTGGACTACAGTGTAGACTGGTCTAGGTTTCTTGGTACAGGTACTATTAGTAGCGTAGTATGGTATGTTAATAATGCTAGTGGAGTTAAGACTGTTCTTACGCCAACAGGAACAGTGCATAACTTACGCAGTGTATCACAGACTATTAGTAGCAATAACCAAATTGCAACAATCTATTTAGCAGATGGAACTAACAATATTCAGTATACCATTTTCTGTCAAATTTCAGATAACACAGGCAATATTGCAGAACGCAGTATCAAACTTAAAGTGAGAGAAAAATAATGGCATATGATTTTATAGGACTAGTAAATCAAATCAATCGTAGGCTTAATGAGGTAGAACTTACATCAATTAACTTTGCTACTGCTTCTGGTTTTTATGCACAGGCAAAGGATGCAGTAAATGCTTCTATTCGTGATATTAATCAATACGAATATAATTGGCCTTTTAATCATGTAGAAGAAGAAGATGTTCTTACTGCTAACATTACTCGTTACTCTTTTCCTTTTGACGCAAAGTTAATAAATTTTAATACTTTTAGAATTAAGGAGGATGCTACATTAGGCAACGATACAAAAAAACTAAAAGTCATTGCTTATGAAGACTATCTAAATAACTATATAGGTTATGAATATGATGCTAGTAATGCTTCTTCTGCTCTGCCTAATTTTGTGTTTCAATCACCCGCTGAAGAATATGGTTTAGTTCCACCGCCAGATAAAGCCTATACTGTAGTGTATGAATACTACCGCATTCCCGTAGACTTGATTTCAGACACGGATGTGCCTACTATTCCTGAAAGATTTATGCATGTTATTACCGATGGTGCCATGCACTACGCTCATTTGTTTAGAGGTAACACACAAGACGCATTAGTCTCTAAAGAAAAGTTCCAAGAAGGTATTAAGAATATGCGTTCAGTGTTGATTAATCGTTATGACTACGTGCGTTCTACTGCAATAGGAAGTCAAGCTAACTTTATTGTGCGAGTGTAAACAATTAACACTTGACAAATACGTTTAAATATGTAAAACTATAGTATAGGAATTAAGTAGAATGCCAGATTCATGGAATACATTTCCCATAGAATTTAAACAAGGGCTAATTACTAACCTCAGTCCACTGCAGCAAGGTATGAATCAACCGGGTAGCGCAAGAGTTCTACTTAATTTTGAGCCTTCGGTTGAAGGTGGTTATAGAAAAATTGAAGGGTTTGTAAAACACGACAACAATGCATTAGCTGGTTCAGGTATTATTCGTGGTATCACATACTATGGTGGTCGTGTATATGCAGCAAGAGGAGCAGAATTATATAGGTCATCTGGTAGCGGCTGGACACAAGTAACAAACAATGCTACTTTTTCTAGCGTTGGTATTAATTTAGGTGGTTCTGGTGTTGTTCGATTTGAAAAATATGATTTTGACGGTACTGAAAAATTATTTATTGTAGATGGTGCTAGTAGACCTTTTATATTTGATGGCAATGCAGGAACACTTACACAGCTATCTAGTTTAAGTGGTGACTTTACTGGGTGTGATTTTGTAGTACAGTTTGCAAATCATTTGTTTTTAGCTAACGGACAAAATTTATTTTTCTCTGCTCCGTATAAAGATACAGACTTTACCATAGCTACCGGCGGTGGTGTTATCAACATCACAGATGACATAACTGATCTAATCGTTTTTCGTGAGCAGTTAATTGTATTTGGTAAAACAGTTATTAAACGGGTTACTGGAAATAGTGTAGCAGATTTTCAGTTGCATGACATCTCTACTGACTTGGGTGCTATTCAACCTGATACAGCAAAAGAGGTTAGTGGTGACGTAGTATTCCTTGGACCGGATGGTATACGTACATTAGGTGCTACTGATAGAATTGGCGACTTTAATCTTGCTGTTTTATCAAAACCGATTCAGTCACAGGTTACTGACTTTGTTGATAACTCAAGTGCTTTTTGCTCTTTAGTAATTAGAAACAAAAGCCAGTATAGATTATTTGGTTATGCAAGTGGTATTTCAAATGCATCTAGTCTAGGTGTGATAGCATCACAAATAGGTGAAGGTCAGTTTGCTTGGGCAGAAACTCGTGGCATTAATGCACGTGTAAGTTTCAGTGAATATGTAGATGATGAAGAATTTATATATTTTGCTAATGATGATGGGTATGTATATAGATTAGAGCGTGGTTCTAGTTTTGATGGACAAAACATTCTTGCAACATTTGCTAGTCCTTTCCTGACTTTTCAAGACCCTAGACTACGTAAGACTTTTTATAAAGCACACTTATACACCGATCCAACAGGTTCAGTAGAAGTAGACTTTCAGTTAATACTTGACTTTGACAGGGCTAATACCGGCGTTGTTCAGCCAAACATCATACCGTTAGCTAATAACACTAGTAATTTTTCTAGGTTTGGATCACCATCAGCTACATATGGTACAGCAACATACGGTTCAGGAAACGTGGACAGCATACTGGAAACACAGATAATTGGGTCTGCATATAATGCATCAATAACATTAACATCTGATGATATTAATCCACCTTTTTCACTAGATGCTATTATTATTGAATTTGCAATAAACGGAAGAAAGTAATACTATGGCAGGTTATACCAGACAAGCAGCAGCTAATATTGTAGCTAATAATATTATTGATGCCAACGATTTTAATGATGAGTTTAACGCTATTGAAGCAGCCTTTAACGCATCAACAGGACATACCCACGATGGTACTGCAGCGGGCGGCGGGCGTATTCTTGAAATCGGACCAAATGGTGAGTTTAATGTATCTAGCACACAACTAGTACCGCTTACAAGTAATACAATTGATATTGGTTCTCTTGGTGCGCAGTATAAAGACTTGTACATTGATGGTAACGCTTACATTGATGGTTTTGCTGAAGATACTACTTTCCTACTAGCAAATAAAATTCAATTCCGTGATAACGCTCTGTACATTAACTCGTCTGTAGACGGTCAACTTGATATTGCTGCAGACGTAGAACTACAGATTGTTACGCCTCTTGTAGATTTAAATGGTGACTTAGATGTATCAGGTAGCATTACCGCAGGAACAACAATTGAAATTGGTGCATCCAGCGTAGACCAAACTGAACTGGGTATTCTTGATGGTGCAACTGTAACAACGGCAGAGTTAAACATCTTAGATGGTGTTACCGCTACTGCTAGCGAAATTAATATTTTAGATGGTGCAAACATCACTACTACAGAACTCAATATTCTGGACGGTAGTAATACTGCATCTGGTGTTACAATTAATACCGTAGACAGGCTTATTCTAAACGATAGCAGCGTAATGAAACAAGTTGCTATGTCTGACTTTGAGGATTACTTTGAAACGTATCTTGTTTCAATGCCTAACGTAACAACTGTAGGCGCACTTAATGCTGGCTCTATTACTAGTGGTTTTGGCAATATTGACACTGGCTCTTCTACTATTACCACTACAGGTGCGGCATCTCTTGGAAATACTTCTGTAGGAACACTTAATGCTAGTGGTGCTGCTACATTATCTTCTACCTTATCTGTAACCGGAAACTCTACACTGTCAGGTAACTTGACTGTACAGGGTAATACTACTATTGGTAACGCTGCATCAGACACAGTAACCTTTATTGCAGATGTATCTTCTAATATTATTCCTTCTATTACTAATACATATACACTTGGAGATAGTTCTAACTACTGGTCCAATGCATATATGCAAAGCATTAACACAACCAGTAATGTGGCTGTCGGCGGTAACTTAACTGTTACAGGCAACCTTACTGTTAACGGTTCTACTGCCACTGTCAACACAACCAACACAGTCGTAGCTGATTCTTTGATTGAACTAGGTAATGGTACATCCGGTTCACCTGTTAATGATGCTGGTATTGTTATTGAAAGAGGTTCATCAACTAATGCCTTTATTGGTTGGGATGAAAGCGTAGATAAGTTTGTAGTAGGCACTGGACCATTTAATGGTAGTAGTACAGGTAACTTGAATATTACTACAGGCACTTTGTTAGCTAATGTTGAAGGCACATTAGTAGGCGCAGTAAACTTATATACCTTTCAAATTAACGGAACAACAGTTACTGCTACAGCACCAGAGTTAAATAATTTAGACGGATTTACTGGTACAGTAACGGACCTTAACTATGCTAAAGACTTACGTGCAACAGGCGTGACCTCTACTGAATATGACTACCTTGACGGTGTTACAAGTAATATTCAAACACAAATAAATGGTTTGTCTAGTGCTATTGGTGGTGTCAGTACTGAACTTGTAAACGATACTACACCGCAGCTTGGCGGTCAACTTGACACTAATGGTCAGTCTATCAAGTTTGGTAACTGGACTATTCTGCTTGATGGTACTGACTTAGAGTTTAGGTATAATAACGTGGCTAAATTTAAAGTTGCTTCAGATGGTGACGTTACTGCTGCTGGTGACATAACTGCCGTTGGATCACCGTAATGGCACTGCAAACTTCAGGTCCAATATCATTATGGGATATCGCTACTGAAGCTGGTGATATACAAAGTGCTGCAACTCTGACACATTATTATAAGGGAGGTGTCTGGTTTCCAGCTACGATTGCCGAAGCTGTTACAGCTAGCAATCTTGGTGGCTCAAACTCAGCTAACGCCAGATCATCTGCCCAAAGCGGCATCAATCCACAGATAAATACTCTTAGTCGGCTTTACTCGCAGGCACTGTGGGGCGACAACGGTAGCACAATAAGTTTTGACAGAAATTTTACGGTAGACAAAACGGGTACATACAACTATTATGTAGCCTACTATATCGAGCAAGCAGTAAAGACTGCTACATTTACTTTTTATGTTAACGGCAGTCAAGTGGCTACACATAGTCTTACCGCCGGTCCCGGCAATGTTACCACATCGACTACCGGAACTTTATCAGTTACTGCTAATCAGGTAATAAGAGTAGCAGGAGGCGGTGGTTCAGCCGGATGGGCTGTTTGTAGGGTTTATATTGGTGGTAGCACGTACAACAACGCTAGTATAGACTCACCAGTAAATGCAAGTGTACCAACTTCAGGTACGATATCATTCACAGATTTCTATGGGGCAAGGAAAACCTAATGGATATGACAAGTTTAATAGATACTCTTATTGGTTTAATCCTATTTGGTTTTGGTTGGTGGGCTAATACCACCACTAAAGAGCAAAAACGTGTAGAGATTTTACTAAACAAAACACGTGAAGAATATGCTACACGTATGGAGTTGCGGGATGATATGCGGCAAGTAATGGAAGCCTTGCATCGTGTTGAAGATAAACTAGATAAGGTACTAAGTAGGGATTAAAAAATGGCAATGTTTAAAGCATTTAAACCTAGTGGCATGGAAAAGATAGCACGTGTTATGGGTTATCAAGGAAATATGCAAGGTTTTCAAGATTACGTCTCCCAAGACCCTATGCGTCAACAACAAATGCAGAACTATACTAATCAAGCAATTCAAATGGCTAAAGGTGGAGTGGTTAAAAAGTATCAAGAAGGTGGGTTAGAAACAGGATCAATAGACCCTCTTTCTGGTGCTGTTATAGATGCAGTAGCTGAAACTGTAGGCGATTCAACTACAACAGAGCAAACAGAACAACAACCTACGACACCAGCTATTGGAGACTATAGCGTAGACCAAATGTATAACCCCGCACTACCAACAGGCGGTCAGACAGTTGCAGCAACAACGCAGTATGATTCTACGCAAGATGTAGCAGCAGGTACAGGACAGCTTACTGGTCAGATAGCAGTGCCGACAGCTATGGCTGAAACAGCGCAGGCTGCTCCAGTAAATCAGACACACGCTAATACAATGCAAGCTGCACAAGCTGCTCCTGCGGTAGATGCCGCTATGAACGCCACACAAGCTGCACAGGCAGACCCTAGCGACCCTCGTTCACAGATTACAGCAGCACAGCAAACAGCGTCTTCAGTGGGCAGCCTACAGGCCGCACAGGGCAATGCAGTACTTATTAACAATCCTGTACAGCGTCAGATACAATCTGGTGAAATTATTACAGGCACAGGTGTAGACGCACAGGCTGCTGCTCAACTAACAGCACAGACCCAAGCTGCCGCAGCTACGGCTAATCCTAGCCAACAGGCAATGGTACAAGATCAGTTGTCCGGTCTAATGAACCAGTTCCAAGGTGGTGCTACACCAGCATGGGCAGCAGGTGCTATGCGTAATGCTACAGCGCAAATGGCTGCACGTGGATTGGGTGCGTCATCTCTTGCAGGTCAGGCTTTGGTACAAGCTGCTATGGAATCAGCTATGCCTATTGCACAGGCTGATGCAGCTACAATATCTAAGTTTGAATCACAAAACTTATCTAACAGGCAGCAATCAGCAATGCTTGCGGCTGAACAACGTGCCAGATTTATGGGTCAAGAGTTTGATCAGGCATTCCAAGTTAAAGTGCAAAATGCATCCCGTATTGCCGATATAGCTAATCAGAACTTTACAGCAGAACAGCAGGTACAGTTAGAGAACTCACGTGCTGCTAACACAATGAATTTAGCTAACTTGTCTAACACGCAGGCTCTTATCATGTCAGAGGCTGCAGCATTGGCGCAACTAGATACAGCTAACCTGAATAACCGTCAGCAAGCTGCCGTACAAAATGCACAGAACTTTTTGCAGTATGACATGGCTAACTTATCCAATCGTCAGCAAACCGATTTGTTTAAAGCACAACAACGTGTACAGTCTTTGTTTACAGATCAAGCTGCCACTAACGCTGCCGCACAGTTTAATGCATCAAGTCAAAACCAAACAGATCAGTTCTTTGCTAATCTTTCTTCTCAGGTTTCTCAGTTTAATGCAACACAACAAAATGCACAGTCACAGTTTAATGCTGGACAAGCTAACACAGTCAATCGTTTCAATGCGGAACTGAATAATCAACGTGACCAGTTCAATGCGCAGAACCAGTTAGTAATTGCACAGTCAAACGCTCAATGGCGTAGGCAGATTGCTACTGCTGATACTGCAGCGGTTAACCGTGCTAATGAGTTAAATGCTAATGCTATCTTAGATATCAGCAAGCAAGCATATGATAATTTATGGAGTTACTATTCTGATACAATGGAATGGGCATGGACATCTGCTGAAAACGAATTAGATCGTATTACTACAATCGCTACAGCACAATTAGATGCTGATGCTAGTAAACAAGCAGCGGATGCTGCAGCCTCTTCTGCGGCAGGTTCTGCTATCGGTAACTTGGTAGGTTCTTTGGGTAGCGCATGGATCAAAAGTAAATTTGGTGTTTTTGGTAGTTAAGGAGTGAAC